CTATAATTTGATACTACCAATCTATTATTATGTAAATATGTAGATTGTGGTATTGTTAATAGTAACATACCATTGACATTTAACGTGTTCCGCCAAACCCGCAAACACTCAAATGGATCCTTGGCAAATTGAAAACTATCATGACTCCAGATTAAATCTACTGCCACAGGGACTACATGTCTAGTAAAATCTCCATCAATTGGTATAACATTGCTGATTGCAGCAATGTCTGGTTCCAATTGTTTAATGTCGTTGTCAACTGCATATACCTTAATGTTGCGTGGTTCCGGTGGATCCTCGCGAGTGGCTAATGTTGCCCACCAATTGACATCCATGCCATCACCGCAACCCATGTCGGCCATTGATCGTATGCCATCTAAAAACGAATCATATCCATAGATTACGTCCAATACTTCTAGACTATGGTCATGACTTGCGTGTGCGTTTCTAAATAGACTCATGGTGTAATATATCCATAACTACTTTTTCTTTAAATTGCTTTAATCTAGGTTCAAGTTTATAACAGGCTTCTGCTATCTCGTTATCGGTGCCCCAAGATCGTTGAGTTGCTAAATGATATGCAAAAGGTTGGCAATGTATTTTGGCCAATTCAACCTCAACTGGATTGTCGTGGGGTTTTGCCTTGCAACATAGATCAAATTCCTCCAGTAATTTATTGGCTTTTTCTTTCCAATCCATTATACCACCACATCTTCCATGCCTGCTGTGCGTAATCTAACCACGTGGCCAAGCATAAAATTTTTACTTTCAATACCCTTCATAATTCCCAACCATGTATTACGCAATAGGGCAACTTCATTTATAATAGTTTCCATATCAATAACTTCATCTTCGGCTTCGGCATATTTTTCAGCATCACGACTTGTAAGTGCTCTAGCATATGCTTCCAAATACTTTTTATAATGCTTATGTTTAATTTTACGTAGTTGGATATTTAAAAATTCCAATACTGCTTCAATTTCCTGTAATTGGTTGAACCGCTGTTCTGTTATACCCGGTAGGTTAGATAGGCTTTTTTCAACATTACCAACAATTTTGATTTCAGATTTGGCTATATTTAATTCTTGTTCATAATAATTAATGAAGTCTGGAATTTTTCCTAAATCACTTACTACCTTATTATACCACATTACTTATTCTCAACCAAGTTAAAAATGACTGTGGAAATATATCCAATGTTAAAGTTGGACGTCTACGAACAAACTCAAGTAAAAATTTCCCAATATTTATACGCTGTTCTTCTGCGGGAGTTGTGTTAATCGAATCTAGAATCATTGTTTGTACATTTATTGGTAAGTCGACTATGTTGGCCCGTACCTGTTCCTTACTGGCAGGATCTAGCACGTATGGGGCCATCATAGTGGGGCTGTATGCAAATGTTGGTATAATTTTAGTTCCTTTAAATCTTTCGTAAAATCTATGAATATCAAATAATGTTAAATTTGTTAATGTGCATTGAAATGCTAATTGTACATTACTTCGCTTCAATAAATCAACCTTATCCAAAAACTCTTGCCACTTATTTCCAAATCGATTAAACTCTAAAAACTCTCCGGTACTTTCTGCACTGACCACAATCGATACATTAGCCAGTTGCTCCAACTCAAATATAATTTTCTTAAATCGAGTAAAACTAACCCCTAACCCGGTATATATTTCAATTACCGTGTCGGGGTTTAATTTTAAATTGGTCAATGTCTGTATCAATGAATTATCTAAAAACGGTTCACCACCGGTAATAGTTAATTGTTTTAACGTTGATGTCATTGATGCTATTTCATTTAACAAAATCTGATACCGAGTTGTAGATTTTAAAGTATCTTGGCTAATCTGTAACAATACCCGATCTTTATTATTTGCTTGATAACGGTTATCTTGTAATGGATAATCACCACCAATGACAACATCTCGACGCCAACTGCTGCTAAACTCTTTACAACAATACGAACAAGTTAAATTACAATCTCCGTTTATAGTTAAATCTATAATCTCGGGCATTGGTTTAATATTGGTATGCGTTTGTTCCACACCATGTTGCTCTAGTCTAGGGCTAATTGCACCACGGTCTTCGGCATGCCAACAGTTTTGTTCGCAACTTGCATTACGTACATTATCCAACATCTGTTGACGTTCTTGAACATTAATATCTGTATTGAATATCTGCCCCGGATGTTCTTTCAACCAATTAAAATCTACCACATGTGGTTTAGCTGCATGACAGTTATATGTCATCTTGGACTCTAGATCAATTTTAAGATATTTAAATTTCATTGAACAGTAGTAATTTCTACCCAACTGATGTTCGTTATGAATTTTAATAACTTCTAAATTACTCTTCGTATTCAGCTTCATCCTTGTCGGCATCTTCTACATACTCTTTAAGGGCGCGAGTTAATACGCTATCAGTACCCCCAAACTCTCTAAGTTCTTGATCTCCCAGCATATCAACCATCACACTCATTAAATTATCGGCTGCTTCTTGGCGATCTTTTTGTGGAATATATTGTTTTAAGATAGTATACAATTCGCTTAAAACTTCAACATCAATGTTCATTCTACTGTTTCCTCTTCAGGTTCGACTATTACAGTTACACGATGTGGATTTGCAGTAAAATCTGCCATTACTTTATCTAATGACTCATTCTCATTGCGATCCCATGCCTTACGAAATTGCTTGATAACTGTACCATTTGTCAATGTGTATTTAAGGCTATTACCTTCTTTTGCCAATAAACCTTTACCTTCAAACAGGTCAACTAAGCCAGAATACAAATTCATACCTTCTTCATACGGGATCTTAACTTGGACAGATTCAAATGGTTTAGCATAGCGTGTTTTCATGATCTTACAAGCGGCACGTATACCATTTACTGTGGTAGTTTTATTACCATCTTCGTCTTCTTTAAGTTTAAGTTTACGCATAGCAACAACAATACTGGATGCGTAGATGAAACCCTGTCCACCTGAGATTTTATCATCTGGATCAAACATGTCTTGGCTAGCGTATGTGTGTGCTGTACAAACTAGACCTAGATTTAAATTACCAAACATATTAACACAATTACGAACCAATGACGCGAGCGCCTTGGGCTTACGACCCATGTCGCCTTTCATGTCGCCTGCTTCAAACTGATTAACATCAGTTGGGGTCATTAACATACCCAAACTATCAACAACAAACAAAATCTTGGGACGTTGTTCTTCGGGCATAAGTTTGTATTCTTTAACAAACTCACTTACCATCTTGGCAACATCATCGATCATGGCCATGTTAAGTTTAAGTAGCTTATTTTCGCTAGTGTCAACTCCTAATGCGTGTAGCCACTTTTCATCCAATGCGTTTTCTGTATCAATTAGAATGACATAGATGCCGGCGTCTTGTGCATTTTTTACTAGATTGCCCGAACAGATAAAACTCTTGCCTGCCCCGGACTCGCCAGCAAATACAGTCACCTTGCCCAGTGGCACGCCTTTATTGAAGTCTCCGCTAATAAGATAATTCAATGCATAATTGTTGGTGCTAATCCAATCAGTAGGATCATTGAACCCAACGCTGATACCATCGATTGCTTTGGTGATACTTTTACGAAATTTTGAAACATCAAATGGTCGTCCTGACATTTTTCTTTCCTCTGTTAATTTGTAGCCAATGCTTCTTTTTCTGCTGTGATTTCTTTGCGACGCTCTTTGATGGCTTTGCTCATCTCTTGCAATGCTTTACGAGCACGGGCAGCGGATGCTTTAACTCCCTTGACTGTAAACTTTTCGTTCTCTGCTTGATATGTGGCAAATGCTGTTATTAGTTGATCGTGTTGTTGTGACATATTAATTCCTTTTATGTAAGTATAGAGGTATAGAAGAAGGTTAGGGACCTAGGTCCCTAACCATTACTTACTATTGTTGCTTTTGACGGCTACGGATCAGTGCCAAAATATCTTCAGCTTTTTGGCTAGAAGGTTTTGGCGTTGTGACCGGTGCTGTAGGAGCCGGAACATCTGCTTCTTCAACAACTGGTTCAACGTGAGCTACTACCGCCGCAGCGGGTGCAGTTTGGTCTGAAGCCTTAGTTTGCAAACCATAGGGCTTGTAATATGCACCCCATTTGTCAGCATCATACGGTTGTCCATCAACCGATGCTTCAAACATTTCTTTCATAACCTTGAGTTCAACGTCACTTGGCTTCTTGGGCAAGAAATCGCCCAAGTTAAACAACCCATGCTTCTCAATTGCCGCGGCTTCTGCTTCGGTAAGAGAGTTTTCCTTACGAGCCCAAGTGCTGGTGCTGTAATCTGCATAGCCACCTTTGCTGGTTTTCTTAACAGTAAAGTCAAGACCGCCTGCATAGTCGGTTGGGAGGTTTTCCATTTCTGGATCCATTAAAGCATTTTTAACAAGGTTAAAAATCTGTGGACTAATAATAAAGCGACGGATTGGATTTTCCGGAGTTTTATCATCGCTCATTGGGTTTTCACGAACAAAGCCCTGGAACAAGTATGAACGCTTTTTCCAATACTTACGACCCATTTCTTCCATGCTTGGTTCTTTAAACCAGGTACGAACTTCTGCAAGGATTGGGCAAGGTTCGCCTGTGCCATACATTTCGATACAAGGTACTTGAACAATAACTTGTTTACTATCCGACTGGCCTTTGACGCCAGCAAACGGTAATTTGATCATTGCACGTTCAACCCAAAAGAAAGAATTCTTTGGATTGGCGTCTGGGAGGAAACGGAGTTTTGCTGTGGTGCCTTCTGCGATATTCCAGTGAGCGTAAATGGCGTTGTCACCACCTTGCTGATTGTTGCTGGTACGATTATCTTGCGATTGAAGCTTTGCGCGGATTTCTGCTAATGTCATGGCCATGATGTTTTCCTTTATAAAATTAAGATGGTCTTTAAATGTGCCTAATCGTATTACGAGCACAGTTGCTAGTATACGATAATAGTATTTAGCTTGTCAAAGAAAAAGGCACAAATTTGTACCTTTTGGTTGAATGCATTTTGTGTTATCTTGTTAATCCGGCCAAGCTACGGATGAACGCTAAACTGTCTACTGCTTCGTTGACATTTGGTTCATCCATGGTGGAGGCGCCGTATTCGCTTGATGGATCTTGTTGTGGACTGACTTGTGGTGCAAAGTTTGTTTGAGCATCACTACTGTCATTCTGTCCAATTTCTATATCAGCTAACACTTCTGGCATATGGCCACTAAGCCATTGTTTAACCAGCACACGACAATCAAAATCCGAACCTTGTCCGCTTGAAGGATCCGAATATCGTTGGATGGAGACAAGTAAATCGTTTATGTCAGCGTCAAGGAATATACGACTAAGGTCGGTGGTAGCATCAATACCATCCATACCTGCAAGCCACGGAGATTTCATTTTTTCTTTAAGAGCAGCTCTATCAAAGTCGGTACCAGGTTGATCATCTTCTAATATGGTATCTGCCCATTCTTGTAATTCTGTACCAAGTTGTCCTGCTGCTTCTGCTTTGTATTTCTTGTATGCTTTGTATACCAAAGGAAGTGCTTCAGTAAAACGGTCATCATAAATCTTTTTAACAAATCGTTCACGTAGTGCATCAACGTCGACATCTTCTTCAAACGGAGCGTCTGGGGTAAACGAATCTGCAAATGTTTGGTAATGAGATTTATTTGCTAAGTGACGCAATTTACGTTTGAGTTGTGTATAGTGTTGTACTGCCGCATGTGTCATATCTGAAGTTTCTTGATCTTCAAATTGTCGACGTCCAGCAATACGGACAAAACGACTCATCGCGCTCATTTCAGTGACCAAACCATTTATATGTTCTGCGATCCCATCGTGTATTTGACCACCATTATTTAAATGTTGTGCCATTGCGCGGGCACCATGTAAATTAGTATGCCCCAGGAGGAAACGTTCACCAATTTCGGTTTCAAGGAAAATTTCTTTTATGCGTCTTGTGCGGGCACCACGGACTTCGGGATTGACCTTGTCGCCGTGACGTACTAATATTTTAGTGGTATCTTGATCTTCAAAACTATTATACGGTCTACCTGGAGTGCCGTAGAGTTTACTCTCAACCACTGGTGCATCATTAGAGTCTGCAACTGCATCTACTTTTGCTTGTTGTTTTACATCTTTTCTATCTAATCCGGGTTTTGTAATATCACGAGCATCAAAACGGTCAAGAGTGGGATGACGTTTTGTGAATAATCTAAATCCACGTATAAATTGGTACCATTCTTTTCGCTGTTTGCGATCCATGGAGTTTTTTATATCTTTGGCATAGAAAAATTTTAAACTTTTTTCGTCTACGATGATTATTGATATTGGACCAAAATTTGTCCCGGCTTTATCTGTATATTCAAAATTAAAAAATCTTGCTTTAGCAGGATCTTGCGTATTTTTTTGTGATTCGTCACCAAGACTTAGGTTGGAAACTCTTGACCGTATTTTGTCAAAAATTTCTGATGCGATATTTTCAATTTCTTTTGCCATATAAGCTATTTAGTTGTAATTATTAAAAGCCGCCGACCATAATAAACGGCATTGGTTCTATAAAATTATCTATGTTGTCCCGCAGTTCGGTGTCAAATCCAGCGTCAAAATTCTGTAATAACTGTATCATACGTATCGCTAACAAGGCCGCCATCACTAAATCGTCATGTTCGCCAATTTTTGCTGCATAGCTCTGACCACTTGCCACAAAGGTTTTTAACTCGCTTATCAAGGGTTTACTGGCAATATGTATTCGTTTTGTTTCTACCAAGCTCTTGAATTTTGCACAGGCTGCAAGTTTAGATTTGTTTGTTGTTGTGAACCCTTTTCTATGTCTTCGTATATTACCTGCTTTATTGGGTTCGGTCAAAAATATACCGGGGATGTTTTCTTCGCCAATTTCCGATATTGCTACCAATGCTGCTTCCCCCAGGGTATTGTTTTCTACACTATAATACACATTATTCTGAGTACCCACTGTTTCCGCTAGATATTGACAAATTTCCTTTAGTATTATTACTTGTCGTTGCACAATAGTTCTATTATGGCTCCATTCTGCTACTTGTTTAAGACCAGGTAATTCAAATACTTGTATGGCCGCAGGATCGCTGCCAGTGCCTAAACTGGGATCAAGTGCCACGATATAGGTATGATCCCTTTGTGGTTTTTTATACCAACGGATTTGTCCCTGTTTTTCAATCGGGTCTAATCCCGCCATTTCAACTAAATGCAATGGGTTTATTAATGTTTCATCGTATATAATAAATTCGCACATCATTTCTCGGCGGAAGCGTTCCTCACCAAGTTGTGCCCGCATATTGGAAGCCCATTTTTCATCACGGTCTGGATGTTCTTCCCACTTACTACGGAATGCTTTAAAACCATTTATGCCCAGTTCAGTTTCATTACCATGTTCATCAAATCGTTTGTTGGCTGCTTTCCAAATTTGTGCAAACTGATCTTCGTCTGAGTTTGGAGTGCTGGTGATAATACATTTACCACCAGTTGCTAATGTGGGTGTGATGGAAGTCCAGAAATCTGTTGCAATTGTTGGTCTTACAAATGCGAATTCGTCGCATTGGTGCGAATGAATATTATTGGCTATTATTGTGTGATTTGTAGCATTAAAGATTTCGTATGTATCATCTAATACACAATCTTCAATTTTTAAAATTTCTAAACGGCCACAAGTTGAATCTAAATAATTACCAATTTGTAAATCTTCAACTTTAGTTTCTATTTTGTTGATAAAAAATCTATGATCATTTGTTGCTGTAATAGATGTACTATTTGAAAAGATAATTTTTCGAGACGGCTTTTGTGCCAACTTATTACAGAAGATTCCTTCAAAATCTTCCCACCCATTTGGTGTTAAAATCTCATATTCGGTATTAGTAAGATAATGTTGATTCATAGTACCTCTCTAAGAGATTGCCGCCGGTAACAGGAACACCATTTTTTAAATCATATCGTATCATTGATATAATTTCTTCAAACTCTGATTCAGATTGTTCTATTGTATAATTTGTTTTATCAATTAATTCATCAATTGATATATAACATTTTGCATGTTTAGATAAGTTATCTTGCCATGGGATCATCCGCAGATTATATATACTACCAATGATTATTGGACTAATCTTATTTTTATATCCTGCTAATATTGAATATGAGTGATCAATGTGATACGCGCCTGCTTTTCCAGCAAGACCAGTTACATATCCACTTGTTAGTATATGTCTATGTTTCTCTGTCAGATATGATACTATTGCCTTATATCTATAAAATTCTGGCCTGGTCAATGGATCTAGTATCAGACCCCGTTTGGCTTTTGTTATATTACCAGTAATAATAGCTTTTGTTGCAAGTTGCGAATATCCATTCCTACCAAATTCATCTATATTACTCATATGAGTTGCACGAGTTTTTTGGCCTTTGCGGGCATATCCCGATACTCCATTTACATCAACTTGTTTTAATATATTTCGTGCTTTGCATTGGCCAAGTTCGTATTTTGTTAATCCAGTGCTGGAGTCAATTTTCTGTAACCCTGTTTTAATATTTTCTTTTCTCTTTGCACAGATTTTTTGAATAGGTGGATAATCCTCTATCTTCATACCTAAAATTTTGATTATATAATTTTCTTTAATCATGTTTAACCGTTCACCACTAATGGGGCAGACTACATAGTCATATCCAGCAACAGTTCCAACCGCATACAGATGTTGATTGCGTTTTTTATTTCTTTTAATAAATTCTGTAAGTTTTGTATCCATAATATTATTTATACAAATGCAAACTCATCACTCGACTATGTTATTTGGGGTATATGTTCGGATGTATAAATCTCTAAGAGTTATATCTTCTTCTAACAGTGTGGTTTTGTTCCTTATTTTTACAACACTGTCACCATCCAAGCAATACAGTAGTGATATACTCATACCACGACCTGTGTTTTCTGTTGTGGTTTGGCTTACGATACGACTTCCGTTTTCAAAGTCCAAACTACCTTTGTTGTAACTTGTTACCCCTGCTCGAATAAAGTTTGGACAGTTTTCATATGCATAACGGATACGTTGCATAATTTCCTGTGCGCCCAAATACTTGTGTGCCGCCACCAATATGGTACTGTCCGGGATAAACATGGCATACCAAAGCAGATAGCCGGCGGCCGTGGTTGATTTGCCCGTTTGTCTTGGCATAAGGCTGATAGAGAATCTATAATTGTGATAAGTATCAACTAGTCGTACTTGATACTCATATGGGTGATATTGTATAGCACCGCGCACAGGATGTTGGATAAAGAAATAATTATCTAGAAAATAACTTGGGCCAGTGACCGGATCTGCACAACGAGCAAGTTCGTGTATCTGCTGTTCAGTATAAGACATCCGTTTATAGGGTGCCTTAATAATTGCTGTTTCAAGTTCTTTACTCATATAAGTATATTTAACCTTTAATAACTTTGGTATTTCAAAAATTGTGGACACACTTTTACTCAATAGCAATTACGAACCAATATCGGTGCTTCCGTTAAGCGTTATCAATTGGCAACATGCAATTAAATTAACGTATCTTGGCAGGGTACAGGTGTTAGAAACATATCCTGATTGGATTATACATAGCGAGCGTTTGGCAATAAACGTTCCGTCTATCTGCGTGACCAAAGATTACTTTCATTATAAGAAATCGGTAAAGTTCAGTCGCTATAACTTGTACATGCGAGATCTTTTTAAATGTCAGTATTGTGAGGATGTATTTGACTTTGAAGATTTAACTATTGATCATGTTAATCCAAGATCCAATGGTGGTAAGTCGGTCTGGGAGAATTGCGTGACCAGTTGTAAATCATGTAATTATAACAAAGGGTCTAGGTTAATTAAACCCAAGGTTGCTCCATATAAACCCAACTATTATAATTTAGTTAACCAATGGAAACGAATGCCATTTGTTGTTAAACAAGATTCGTGGTATCAATATCTGGGTCGGAATAAACTAAGAGCAGCCTAGAATTCACCGGGCAGGCGTTTTTGACGTTTTTCGGGGTGGGCTTTGAGGTATCGCTGTATGTGATCCTCAACACTACCATTTAATCCTGGTTTAGTAAAATTAATAATAAACCATAAGTCATCGCCGGCACGCGCAGAATACTGTTTCAGTAATGCGTTGCGGTCTGTTGCTGTATAGCTAATGTTACTACCAACTGGGCTAACGATGCCTGTGGCCTGGGCCTGTGGTACGTTATCAATATTTCCACCAACCAATCCGGGTTCGGAGTTTTCACTTAGATCAGACAAACCTGCGAGACGTTTTAATTCCCGTAAATCATTTGTGTCCATAACTGCATCTGCATCACCAGTTTCCCCGGGTAATACAAAATGTTCACTGGTATATCGATATTGTTTCATAGTAGTATTTATATGTTTGGAGCAGTCGGGCAGGCTTTGAACCTTCTTCTCAGCTGGGAAGCTGTGTTTTACCAAGTTAAACTACGACTGCATCGTTTGAAATAAACTAGGCTGATTATTAATTTTGCGTAAAAAATAATTGGCAATTGCGGTATGCGATGTATTATCAAACTCCGTATATGTATGTGTGTCTGAGCCTTTACATTCTACGTAGGTGGTTGGTGCTTTTTTATCATGTCTGTTTATAATTAAATCATGATATTTTGCACCAGCATTTTCTACTGTCTGTTGTATAAGGATTTTATTCTTTTGATAATTATAGTTGTTACTTACCCAATCAATATGATCCCACCATTTATCGTAAGGTAAGTGATCACTATGATTGTGTATCCCACACACAAATGTCTTGCTCACAAATTCACGCAACGATATAACAGGCCATAATACACAAACATGTTTTACTGCGTTGCCAAGTGCAAAAATTGCTTGAGCACCAGTGCGTACCATCGCATCCGAACTAGATCCGGGTATACCTAAATTTACTACACAGTGGTCTGTTGCATTTTGTATCTTTGTTGCATACATTTCATCAAATTGTACTCCTCTGGCAAACGTGTCACTATCTCCTAATAGTAGTATTAGATTTTTAATTTTTAGTTCATCCAAGTGAAAATCAAAATTTGCTCTATATCCCAGATTATTAACAGTATATTCTATATTCTCTAACCATATAGAAACATTGTGAGACTCAGGATTACATAGCGTCATACCACTTGGTTTTGGGGGGATTGTCCACGTCGCAGGTAATTCGGGTTTCCAATGTAGGTTTGGAAATCGGTCTTTACCAAGATAATACTCAATTTGCTCTTCAATGGGAAGACTGCGTATGTCCATACAGTATTTAATTAGTAATGCTACAGCAAATTAAAAAGCCCACCAAAGTGGGCTTTTTGTGCTATAAAACATTTAGTTAGATTTTTTTAATACTTTCGTACTCGGCTGCTAATTTAGATTCCAATGCTGATACTGCTATCAGAGTTTTTTGTGCTCTAGTAGGAGGTGTTGATAGCGCATTGTCACCGTTGTTGTTAGTTGGGCGATCTGGATGCATCGCTTTTTCACCAGGATCACCTTCGCCTGGACCCATCGTGCTTTGCCTCATTGTCTGGTACTCTGGTTTTGGTCCATTAACTGGTTCCGTAGCCGGCACATCAAATTCAGCTTCGTCCATCTCGGCATCATAATGTCCACCTAAGATCATTGGTGATTGTTCGTTGGATAATTCTTCTATATCATCTTGCGGAACCATTGACATTTCGCCATCTATATTATCAAATTCAATTTCTGGACGGGCTTGTAATTCTTGTGCTTTTTCTCCGCCACCCAATCCAGCGATGCGTAGCATTTGCAACAGGTCTTCGGCTTGTTTGCCATCAGCATTCACGCTGATAGTTTTCTTGCCATCACGACTATTGTATGTTGTGCTAATAGATAGATTGTCCTGCTCACTTTGCATATCCTGCATCGCGATACCAATTGGTGGCATGTCGCCACAATCTTCCGACAATCCAGCTAATCTAGCAAGTTCATTTAATTCACGATCCATGGATGGTGCGTTAAAATCGTGTGGTAGTCTAGTGGCCGCCGGAGTTATTGCGTGTGCAGGAGCAATTTCAAGTGCTGTAAACGGCTCGGCTTTTTTATGGGCACCTTTGATATCCATACAATCTTTTAGTAGCTCTGAACAATGTCCAGATTCTTTGAAGTTTGCAATATCGGTACTTAGTTCAGCTAGCATCTCATCAACTGTTTGATGTTTTTCTTTAAGGAGTTCAAGAAGATTTACACCTTCGGTTAATCGACATTCAACTGAATCAATTGCTTCTTTAATTGACTTAGGTTTACGATTGTTTTTACGAGCTTGTTTTTCATCCCAGGCGGCACGTTCTGGACTACTCTTAGGTGGTTCATCACTCATTCTATGCTCATGACCTTTTGGATCAGGTTTGTATGTATCCTTAGGAGGCTTGCCACCCCATGGTAATTTAGCCTGCAAAGTATCTTTTTCATCTTTTGTGGGACGACCTTTTTTTCCAGTTTTAGAATTTGAGACTTTGGGAACCTTTTGTTTAGGTTTATCATCATCATCATCCGGCTCGCCTTGGTATTCAGTTCCGTATGTGCCTTTATGTGTAGTTACATCACCTTCCGCCACACCTTGTCCGAGATTATCGTATGTTTTTGCAAAAGCATCTAGCTTTACAGCACCATAGTCACCGGTACCATGGCGTACGATATAATCATTACCTTTTGTGTATTGCAGATCACCCCAACTGGTATGTAGTACACCATCGTGGTCGGCTAGTTTTACCTGTTTAGGAATAGCCTTGGGACTAGCAGTACCGTCACCGTTATCTGTTTTCAACTCATGAAAAGTTTCAGGATTATTAAGATATTCAAACTTACCAGTTGCTTCGTCTTTAGGACCAGCAATAACATAGTCACCTACATTACCGGGTAGATCGCCTTCGCGGCTGTGAATAATTTCGGGTTCTTTTAAAATCCTAAATGGTTCACTCTTGTTTGCAATCTTGGCGGCAATAAACGATCCTGTTTTAAACCATTCGTCATTTACCTTGGCAATTTCGCCTTCCGCCATGCCTTGCTGATCTTCATCGATTTTGAAACCTGGATACCATTTACTAATTATCTTTACTTCTTCTGGAGTAATTGGCTCGCCATTATGATATCTACGCATCGCATCGCGGGCAAGCACAGTGTTTTTCTTCGATGGGTCAGGCCCGAATCCATGCAGCCTGCGACCAGCAGCAACACTAGCATTAAAATGTTTAGATGCATCTTTTGGTATAGCAGAGAAACCGCTTGCTGGGTTTTTATTCCAAGCAGTAATCTCATCGTCTCCTCTTTTCGCAACGGCTCCGAGTGCCGCTTGTCCATCAGGTGTGTTACCTAGTTCATCTAGTTGATCTTCCGCCACACCTTGATTCACTTTGTTCCAGTTGTCATCAAACCCATATGTTTTTTTCTGCCATTCGTTGGGTGGTTGTCTAGGTTCTAGAATTGCCCTTATTTGGTCTGCTCTGTCATTGAGTTGTTTAATTCGTGCTTTGGCTTTTTCGTCACCTGCGTAGGCAATGTCAACTAGACTTTTAATTTCACGGTGCAAGTCCACGTACTCTTGTTTAAGTTTGTCTCTTTGTGGATCACCACTTGGCTTCATCGGCGGCATTTCAACGTCTGGAGCACCTGGAAAGCCAGCCTCCGCCACACCCTGCTGGGATTCTTCCATGGCATCGTCGAAACACCACACAACGCCGCCTTCGCCATTCTGAACTTCAATTGATACATTGTTAGTTCGATCATATAAATCAGAAGCATAGTCAATTGCATCATCTTCTCGTTTAAATTTACGTTTTGGTTTTCCGTCCACATAAACAGTATGAATATCACCAATGCCGGAGGCAAAATCTGGTCTCCTTGAGCCTTCCGTCATATCCGGCTTGCATTGACATTTACTTTCTAACATGCCACACTCATTGCATTTTTCGCATCGGCATGGCGAGCAATCGCAATCAGAACAGTGATCTTTTTCTAACTTACTTTCGTCTCCTTCCATGGCGAACTGTTTTGCTAAACGAGCTTGTACGGTATCAACACCGGAAAGGATACTACCACGAGCCTCGACACTTTCGTAAATCTGTTTCGCAATTTCTTTACTGGTTTTAATTTCAGGCTTGGGTTGTAGTGCTGCTAATCTACCTAAGATCGTATATAGGTTGTCATCATGGTGGCTCATTTGTTCTTTCCTTTAACTGGGCTGCTGGATATTTTATTTTGCTTGGACATTGGGCTCGTAGTACCCATCGGTACAGTGTTGGTATCCTTGCCGGCTTCTTTGCTATCTTGTGCAAATTTAAATTTACGACTTTCTAATTCTTTTAACAAACTGCCGATTCTGCTTTGACCTGCTAGTGCTTGTGAGTCTGGCTCATCTTTTAATTCGGTTTCGTCTAATAGGGCGCCGCTATGGTCTTTGCCACGGGCTTCAGCTTCGTCTGTATAATCGGCTTCGTTTAGATTGCGTACACAGATCCAATCTACATTAATTTGGGCACGTTCTTTAATCGTTTGACGCATGGCTATAGCAGTAGTGGGATATGCTACCTTGATATCAAATTGCCAACACTCGCAGGGTCCACCCCATTGTGGGAATTCGCGATGTTCTTGTATTGGCAAGCTCTTTACAGCACTGACACTTTCAAGTTGAAATGCTTCAAGAGCGTTTTTAATTCGCTCCATGACTTCGCCTTTGGGGTTTATTCCGGCAAGTTTGATGCGGAATTCGCTTGGTTTGCTCAGTTCAAAAATGTAAGTCTGGAAGGATTTTAACACTTTTTTATTCCTTAGTTATAGTAATATTTAGTCGAATCGGCTCATTTGCTCTGCTTGCCAAGTATCTGTTTTAACAAATCGTTGCGATCAAACACAATCCCTTCTCCCGGTATAGACTGATCGACTGCTGATCCAGCATCTTTTCTAATTTGGTAATCTAATTTGGCCTTGGCCAATTGCAATTGTACCATTTTTAGTTTTTTATCCAGTTTGGCTGTTTTAGCTGTGATAGCATGACCCAGCATTATACCGGCTGTTTGTAATATAACACCACTAAAACGGGGCTCCACATTGAGACCTAGGTCCATTAGATCTTCGGCTTTGCTCTGTGCCAATTTGGCCAGCTCATCAAGCTCGTCATCACCTGTGTCCAAATCTTTTACTCGGGGTAATGCAGCATCAATCTTGTCCATTGCAGCATTGACTTCGCTGATAATATCTTTATTTTCATTGACGAATGATGTGGCTTCGGACACGGTGGGATCTATAGGATCATCCGTTGGCGGGAGATTAAAGAGTGATTCCAATTTTTTAGTCATACCGTATTTATTGGTATAGTATTTGGCGGATATCTATTTTTTCTTTCCTTGG